CTGTTGCTTTACCTTCGCTTATTCTTTTTAAAAATTTATATAACCAATCATTATAATCATTAAATGTAAACCATGCTGCTGCACAATTCTGTTCTTTTGCATATTCAAACTGTGCTGGAAATAAGTAGTTTCCATGTACATATTTAGTTCTATATTCAGGTACTGTCCAACACCTACAACCACAAATCATAACATTCTTATTTAGTTTATAACAAGCAGATAATCCAATAAGCTGTTCACCAACATACGCACAAAATAACTTTTCATATTCTCTGTTGAATAACTTATAGAATAAAGTTTCTGGTTTCTTTCGCCAATCTTCTGTAGACATATTTACAGATGGTGGTAAACCTTCTTTCTCAGCCTCAAGACAGAACTCATATAAGTCCATCATTATAGCGGGAGGAATCTTATCTACATCATAATTAGTTAAGTATAAGTCTGCTATCATTGTACCATTCTCTCATCATTTCCCATGGATGATATGTTGCTATTTGAAAAGTATATCTAGTTTTACCATCATTTTTCATTCCATGTGAATGTTCCATAATATTCATCATACAAGGTCCATCATGATCGTATGAATATACTAACTTATCTCCCTTATAAAAGAGAGTTGGGGAATCATTCTCTGTTAATGGAATATGTATTGCACCTGTTCTGTTGCTATCTTTGTGTCTACCAATTACTACATTTGGTGGAAACTTAGAAAATAACGCTGGAGCATATTCATCTGACATATATAGCAGTTGCATATTTCCATTTAATTGTTTAATTATACTCTTTATTGGTTCTAAATTTTTAAACTCAGGATGCCATTTTCTGTGATATCCAGCGAAGTCTGCAAACCATTTTGAATCAGCTAATACTTGAATACCACTAATCAAACGACCATTGTGTGTATGTTCTGGTGCATCAAAATTACCATATTTAGGGTCATGCAAGATTTCCATCAATGCATCTTTATCGTATTGTAAGTTTGGTAATGGTATTACGTAATCTAATTTGTCCAAAATGTTTTATCCTTAATCATAGAAACAACTTTATCATAAGGTTCATATAGACTAAACTGTAAACAAAATCTGTCAGGTTGACCAGAATTATTTACACCATGAACCTCTAGAATATTTAATACTGCTGGACAGCTATGCACATGAGCATAGGTCCATTGTGTATCTTTTCTATCATTAAAGAACAAAGTGGGTGCATCATCAAAATTAAATGGAAAATGTATTGCACACTTTCTATTAATATCTTTATGAGGTCTTAAATTAAAACCCGCAGGTATCTTTACGAATGCACAGTTATGAGGTTCTATAGGTAAATTAATTTTATCTCTCAGACTCTTTATATATGGGTCATCTAGAAACTCCGGGCATTTCATCTCATAATAACCTTCAAGACCTGGAAATATTGGTTTGCCATCAATCATACCCAACATCTTCATCATTGGGTCTTCATGTTTCTTTTGTTCAGATGGATATAAATCTGCTTTAGATTTTAATTCACGTGCAAATGGTGTCCACATTTCAAAAGAAGCTGGCATTTTATCCATACTTTCTTTTAAAGCTTTATTGTCATACTCCCACTCAAAGATTGGGTAGCAGAACTCTTCCATATTCCTCATACTATACTTATACCCTAAATCGAATAAATAATACATGGATAATGAAAAGAAATTAGAAAACGAATTAGTTGAAACTAAAGACAGCGTTGCCAAATTAGTTAAACATCGTAGCGATGACTATGAGTACGCCAGGGAAGTCCTGTACGCAGCAAGCGAGAGACTTCAAGACGTACTTGATAGTGCAGTTCAACTCGCGCAGGAGTCAGAGCACCCGCGAGCTATTGAAGTGGCATCTAATACAGCGCAAACTTTGGGAAATATTGCTGGTCAACTTATGGATCACCACATACGTACTGAGAAGATTCAGAAAGGTGCTACGCAAAATGAAAAGTCTGTGACTAATAATAATCTAAATGTTAAACTAAATACGAAAGATTTATTAGAGTTATTAGGTAAGGAGTAATATGGATTACATTGCTCAAAAGGAGTACGACTCCAATTTACATGATGGGTGGAAACGATTTGGTGATTTCTATTTCGAAAACAAGAAAGCTCTGTTAAAATTTCTTGCTAGTAAAAGAGTATCTAAAAAATCACCTACACCAGATTCTAATCCAGAACTATTTCAAAACCCAACCGGCACAAGTCATTATATTGGTAATCCTAATATTAAGTCAGGTTTCCAAAATCTAGAATACACAAAAGAACAATTAATAGAATACAAGAAATGTATGGAGGACCCTGTATATTTTGCAGAGACATACATGAAAATCATGTCAGTAGATTTTGGTGAGATACCATTTACATTATATGACTTTCAAAGAGACATGATTAAAAGATTCAATGAAAACAGATTCAATATAGCAAAATTACCTAGACAGTGTGGTAAATCTACAACAAGTGTAGCATATATCTTATGGTTCTTATTGTTTAATCCAGGTAAAACTGTAGGTATACTTGCAAACAAAGGTGAACTTGCACAAGAAATATTAGGTAGATTACAGTTAGCTTATGAGAATCTACCGTTTTGGTTGCAACAAGGTGTATTGACTTGGAATAAGAGATCTATATCATTAGAGAATGGTAGTAAAGTAGTTGCTACATCTTCATCAGCATCAGCAGCTCGAGGTATGTCATTCTCTTTATTATTCCTAGATGAGTTTGCATTTGTACCACCAAATGATGCTGAAGATTTTTTCCGTTCAGTATATCCTACAATTTCATCTGGTACGGATACAAAAATGATTGTAGTATCTACACCAAAAGGTATGAATCATTTCTACAAAATGTGGACAGAGGCTATCTCAGAAAGATCTAACTTTGTACCTACTGAAATAAACTGGTGGGATGTTCCTGGTAGAGATGAAGATTGGAAAACAGAACAGATAGCAAATACATCAGAAGATCAGTTTAGACAAGAGTTTGAATGTCAATTTATTGGTTCTAGTAATACTTTAATATCACCTACAAAATTACAAACAATGAGTTATGTAGACCCTATAAAAACATTGGAAGGTATAGACTATCATGAGGAACCTAAACCTGGTCATAAATATATCTTAGTTTGTGATACTGCAAGAGGTATTAGACTAGATTACTCGGCATTTATTGTATTTGATATTACAGCATTACCATATAAAGTAGTTGCAAAATTTAGATCAAATGAGATATCACCAATGATTTTACCACAATTCTTATCAAATGTAGGTAAACATTTTAATGATGCTCACATATTAGTAGAAGCAAATGATCTCGGTGGTCAGATATTAAATGGTCTACATCATGAATTAGAGTATGAAAACTTATTAAAATCTGTATCAAAAGGTAGATCAGGTAATCAATTAGGTTCTGGACCAAACTCAAAACTAGGTGTCACAACATCTCATGCAGTAAAAACAAATGGTTGTTCTAATATAAAGTCATTGATTGAAGGTGATAAAATAGTAGTTGAAGATTATGATATATATGTAGAACTTACAACATTTGTAAGAAAAGGTGAAAATACACAGATATTTGCAGCCGAACCAGGTACAAATGATGACCTTGTAATGTGTATGGTTCTATTTGGTTGGGCTACTGGATGCGATCATTGGAAAGAACTAACAGAATTAGATGCTTCTAAAATGATGTATAGAGATAAGCTTGCTGAAGAAGGAGATGATATGCCAGTCGGTTGGCTGTCAGAGAATGATACATATAATCCACAAGTAGATACACAAGGTGATTTATGGACACCCATTAATGTCGAGGAAGGTGAAAAACCTGAATGGTTTGATAAGATCTATCAGAACTTTGATAAAGACTTTTAGGTTCGGCATTTAATAAATAAGATATAATAATCAAGGATAGAAGCATCCTTGGTGGAAGTTGAAAATATAAATATAACATAAAAGAATTCTTAAGGAGTCACATACATGGCATTTCTAGTAAGCCCAGGAGTACAGGTAAAAGAAACAGACCTTACTAATATTATACCGGCGGTAGCAACGTCGATTGGTGGTTTTGCAGGTCGTTTCGAATGGGGACCTGTTAATGAAGTCACATTAGTTTCATCAGAACAAAACTTAATTGAAAACTTTGGATACCCACGTAAAGGTACCAATGCAGGTTTTTGTAGAGACGATTGGTACGCAGCTGCCAACTTCTTAGGATATGCCAATGCAATTAAAATAGTAAGAGCAAATGCAACTGGAGCCTTAAACGCAAGTATGGGTGACTCTGACAATGCAGTAGATTCAGATGCTAATATTCAAAACGAAACAGATTTTTCATCAGATCAAAGTGGTTTAACTTCTACAGTTTATGCTAGATTCCCTGGCAGTTTAGGTAATTCAATTGGAGTTGCCATTGTAGATAGTGCACTAGATTCTGATACATTTAACACAACTAACGTATTCGGTTCAGTCAAATTAAAAGATTACTTTGATGCAGTTCCTGGAACATCTCCATGGGCAGCAACTTATGACTCAGATTTAAGAGACGAAGTACACGTAATGGTGTATACTTTAAATGACTTACCAACAGGAACAACTCACGAAGTATTAGAAACATATCCTTTCCTATCAAAAGCTGCTAACAGTAAAGATGGAAACAATGCTAATAACTACTTTGTAAATAAGATTAACGAGCAATCTAAATGGGTTTACCTAGCAAATAACTTTGGAACAACTGCAACAGGTGCTGGAGGTGCTAACTACACACCAGGCGCTACAATAACAAGTGTTGCAAGAGGATCGTTTGCTACTATAAAAAGAAACTTTGATTCTGATTTACCATCAGAAACTTCTGGTACACCAATCTATAATGCTATTCTTAAGAATGGTAATGATGGTTCAGCGGTTTCAGATGGCGCACTAATGGCATCATACGATAAATTACTAGATGCTGAAACAGAAGATGTAAACTTATTAATTACTGGTGAGCACTCAACAACTGTAGGTAAATATGTAATGGCTGGTGCTAAAGAAAGAAAAGATGCAATGGCATTTATGTCACCATCAGAATCGGTAGCAGTCACTAATCCTACAGCAGCTAAGATAACTAATTACTTCTCAGACTGGAATTCAAACTCATACGGAGTATTTGATTCAGGTTGGAAGCGTCAATATGATAGATATAATGATGAGTTCTTCAACATGCCACTTAACCCAGACACAGCTGGTGTATGTGCAAGAGCAGAATTCACAAATGATGCTTGGTTCTCACCTGCAGGATTAAACAGAGGATTCTACAGAGATGTGGTTAAATTACATTTCAACCCATCACAAGCTGAGAGAGATCAACTTTACAAATCAAGAGTAAATCCGGTAGTGACTTTCAAAGGTCAAGGAACATTACTATTTGGTGATAAGACTGCACTATCTAAACCTTCTGCATTTGATAGAATTAATGTAAGAAGATTATTCATAGTGTTAGAAAAAGCAATTGCTACGGCAGCCAAATTCCAACTATTCGAATTCAATGATGACTTTACAAGAGCAAACTTTGTAGCCGCAGTAGAGCCATTCCTTGCAGATGTAAAATCACGAAGAGGTATGACAGACTTTAAAGTTGTGTGTGATGCTTCAAACAACACACCAGCGGTAATTGATGGAAACAGATTTGTAGCTGATGTGTATGTCAAACCTAACAGGTCAATTAACTTCATTACTCTTAACTTCATAGCAGTAAGAAGCGGAGTATCTTTTGAAGAGGTAGCAGGAGCATAAGAATATGGCAAGAATAGATGATTTTAAAGCAGCTTTAATTGGTGGTGGAGCAAGAGCCAACCAATTCAGAGTACTTCCACAATTTCCAGCAGGAGTCACAAACACTGATTCAACTGGCTTAGGATTAGTACAATTAGGATCCTTCATGATTAAAACTGCACAATTACCTGGTTCTGAATTAACTGAGATTATGGTTCCTTACAGAGGTAGAGAATTGTACTTACCAGGAGATAGAAAATTTCAACCTTGGACAATAACGGTTATCAATGACAATAACTTTGCTATTAGAAATGCAATGGAATCTTGGAGTAATAATATAAACACGCATGTCGGTAATACTTCTGCAGGCGGAATTGATGCTACTGATTTTGCTTCATTTGTTCAAGATTGGACTGTCGAGCAAATCGGCAAAGATGGTGAAGTAAATAAATCAATCACTTTGAGAGGTTGTTTTCCAACAACTATCGATCCAATTGACGTAAGCTTTGACACTGCTGATACAATATCAGAGTTCACAGCGACTATCAGATATCAATTCTGGACTTCGAACACTACTGACAACGTCGGTTAATAAATTTTGCGTTGGTATTAGTATAATATTAATACCCATTATAATATGATAATAAAGTGTTAGGAGCAGCATGGCTGAGAGAAAAGAAGATTTATTTGGCTTTGAATTAGTATCACCAGAAAAATCACCTAAATTACCTAGTCCCGTACCAAGTCCGTTAGACGACGGCACAGAACTGCCAGTTGGCGGTAGAATAGGTTATACTTATGAGCAAGATGATAAGGCTCGTACAGAACATGCTCTTATATCTACATACAGAGATATCAGTTTTTATCCAGAAGCAGATGCTGCAATAGATGATATTGTAAATGAAGCATTTGTTGTTGAGCATGATAGAGCACCTGTTTCTATCAGATTAGATAACCTTAACATAGATGATAGAATAAAAGAATCTATCAGAACACATTTCACAAAAACTCTAGAACTTCTCAAGTTTCAAAAGAATTCATACAATATATTTAGAAACTGGTATGTTGATGGTAGATTATATTATCAAGTAATCATTGACCCTAAGAATTCAAAAGATGGTATTCAAGAATTAAGACCAGTTGATGCTCTTAAAATGAAGAGAATAATTAAGCCTATCTACTCAAAGAATGTTAAGACAGGAATGCCATTCTTAGAAGATGTAGATGAGCATTTTGAATTTACACCTGATGGTGACCAAGGTGCTGCAGTTAAATTATCAAAAGACTCTATTGTATTCTGTCCATCTGGAATGGTAGATAGAAACAAAGGAATGATTATAGGTTATTTAGATAAAGCAATTAAAGCATTTAATAATCTACGTTCTATGGAAGATAGTCTTATTGTATATAGAATTGCAAGAGCACCAGAAAGAAGAATATTCTATGTAGATGTTGGTAATCTGCCTAAAATAAAAGCAGAACAATATCTTAGAGATATGCAGAACAGATTTAGAAATAAGATTGATTATGACCCGGTGACTGGTCATATTAGAGATTCACGTAAGTTTATGTCAATCTTAGAAGATTTTTGGCTACCACGAAGAGATGGCAAAGCCACTGAAATTACTACACTTCCAGGTGGTCAGAATCTTGGTGACCTTGAAGATGTACAATACTTTAAGAACAAACTATATGAAGCTTTAAATGTACCACTAACAAGAATCAATGGTGCAGATACAGCTTTCCAAATCGGTAGAGCATCTGATATTTCAAGAGATGAACTTAAATTTGGTAAGTTTGTAGCCAGATTGAAAAAACAATTTGGTGAATTATTCAATGAAATTCTAAGAGTACAACTATCACTAGCTGGTGTTTGTACTGCTAATGAATTTGATGATATGAGAACACATATAACTTATGACTTTATTGAAGATACACACTTTAAAGAGTTAAAAGATGTGGAACTACTAACTGACAGAATGAATCTGTTAAGAGATGCTACAGAATATGTTGGTAAATATTTCTCAATAGAATACGTGCGAAAAGTTATTCTAGCTCAATCAGAAGATGATATTGCTAGAATTGACCGTGAGATTATGGGTGAAATTGATGATGGTCAAATAAATACAGAAGAAGACCAAATGGATATGTATGAATCACGGGATATAAAAGATGGCACTACCAAAGAGTAAACAGACACTTGCAGATTATATGCTACGAAGATGCGGAGCTCCCGTAGTTAACGTAGAAGTATCTGATGTGCAGCTTGAAGATTGTATTGATGATGCTGTAAAAATGTATCAAGAATATCATTATGATGGTAGTGAAAGAACATATAGACTTATTGAAATAAATGCAAAAGTAATTGAAGAGAATCAAAGAATACATCAAGATCTTACTGCTCCAGTCTTCAACAGCGATTCAGAATATAAAGTTGGTGCTAGAGTATTTCATAATCCAAGTAAAGGAACTGATTCAGACACAGGCTTTAATATATACATCAAAACAGATAGTGATTTAGCAATAGATTCTGATAATAAAGTATTTAGAAAGAACTATACTAAAGAACAACTATATCTAAAAGATTCAATTGCTTTAGTCGAAGCAGGTCAATTAGGAATAAGAATTCCAGAAAATATTATACAGATTACAAGAGTATCTAAAGTTGATAGTTTTGCACAATCTGGTATGTATAACTATGAATATCAATACTTTTTAAATAACTTTGATGCATTTTATGGTAATGCAGCTGGTTCAGGTATTACAGGTTATTACATTCAGAAACAATATGTAGAACATATTGACTTTATGTTAAACACATCACCAGCAATCAGATATAGTAAAGCAAAGAATAGACTTTGGTTAGATATTGATTGGAAAAGACCGAAAAAAGGACAGTATTTCTTAGTAGAATGTTATGAAGCTACTGACCCAGAAGTTTATGGTGATGTTTATGGTGATATATGGATTAAGAAGTATTCATCAGCATTATTAAAAATGCAATGGGGTACTAACCTTAAGAAATATGAAAACACTGAACTTCCTGGTGGAGTACAGTTAAATGGACAAGCTCTCTACGATGAAGGAAAAGCTGAGAAAGATGAGCTTGAAGAAGAACTGAAGCAGAACCTCCAGTTGGAGATGGATGCTATCATTAGAGGTTAAAGGAGTATAAATAAATTATGAAACTGAACGATAAAGAAAAATTCGTTGCAGATGCGAAAGCTGCCTTGGACAAAAAGGCATTTGAAAAATTAGGTGATATGAAAGCAAATATCGCTAAAGATTTTATTATGCCTGAAGTAAAAGAAACAGACGAAAAAGAAACTAAAGAAGATGAGTGAAAAACAAAACCTTCCTACTTGGATGGACAAGAAACGTGAAGAGTATCGTAAACACTATAAAGAATTAGTGCGCGATGACTCCAGCTTTGTGTCACCTGACTCTATTATCGATGAAGATACACTTGAAGAAATCAAAGATGAAGTATTAATAGAAGACTATTGTGAAACAGTAGAATTTGAAGATACATTAGAATTAGATGAAGCTGAAGCACTGTCGCATGGTACAGATCTTAATGATACTATGTGTGATTGTCCAGAAGATGATGAAGATTGTTCATGTCCAGAAATGTACTATGATTTTTTACCAGATGAGTTTGGTCAGATCATGGATTTGGAAATGGAGATTGATGATCAGATAGATCATGTAGATGATGGTGTTAAGACTTATCTTGCTCTTAAAGATGCAATGTTTGCAGATACATTTGATGTCATGGATGCTGATTTACCAGAATCAGTAGATGACCCATTAGAGCACGGTATTACTACATTTGATGAAGCTCAGCCTGGAAGAGCTAGAGTTATATTTAGAAGGTCAAAAGGTAGAATAGTTAAGAGAAAAAGATGTAAAGCTGGTACAAGATTACAAGGAAATAGATGTGTACCACAAACAGGTACAAGAAAAGCTGCTTTACGAAGAACAGGTATTAAGTTAAAAAGAGCGATGAGAGCTCGAGGAGCAGGTAAAAAGAAACTTGCTTCTTTAAAAAGAAAGATTACTAAAAAGCGAGTGGCTGGCAGAGCTAGAACATACGCAGGAACATAAGGAATAAATAAAACATGGCAAATACAGTTGTATCAAAATCAGTAGGTATTCAAGGTTCATCACAAGGAAATCGTGTAGTATATCATATAGATAGTGCAGGAACACTCGATTCAGATGATTTCACATTCACATATCAAGTAAAAAATATTTATGGTCCTGGTCAATCACCTGCATCTGATTCAGATGAAAAAAATATCAATCATTATATGAGACCAATCAAGATTGAATCAATTACAAATATGGGTGCAAATGCTATTACTGTTGATGGTAATGCATTCGCAACTGGTAAATGGGATTTTAATATGACTGGTGGTATACCAATCTCACATGCAAAAGGCGATGTAGTTATTTCTGGTACAAGTCCTAATGCAATCATTGTATTTAGAGGTCAATAATGAAGTTAATCAAAGAAGATATTACATTTAATGACCTATCTGTAATTACTGAAGGTAAGACAGAAAAGAAAAAATATATTCAAGGTCCGTTTCTACAAGCACAAAAAGAAAATAGAAATGGTCGTATCTATCCTCAACACGTTATGGATCAGGCGGTTGAGAAATACACAAAAGATTATATCTCTCAGAACAGAGCATTAGGTGAGTTAAATCACCCTGCTGAACCAACTGTTAATCCTGAGAGAGCAGCTATCATGACTAAATCATTAACTCGTGATGGATACTACTATAATGGTAAAGCACAGGTTTTAAGCACACCTATGGGTAAAATCGTAGAGAATTTACTTGATGATGGTGTAAAAATTGGTGTTTCATCTAGGGGTTTAGGCTCTCTCAAAATGAATCGTAGCGGATATAATGAAGTACAAGAAGATTTTGTATTAACTACTGCAGCTGATGTAGTATTCGATCCGTCAGCTCAAGAAGCCTTTGTAGAAGGTGTTTATGAGTCGGCAGAATGGATATTTGAGTCAGGAGTATGGCAAAAAGTAGACTTAGAAAAAGCTCAACAAGAGCTGAAAATGGCTGCTGCTCGTGAATTAAATAATACAAAACTAAAACTCTTTAAAAGGTTCTTGGAGAATCAGTAAAAAATAAATAAATTAATATTGGAGCTATAGCAACATGTCAGATACAGAAACAAAAAAAGGTCTTATTGAAGTCATTGAAGACTTGATGGAAAAAAACCTTCAAGAGAAAGCTGCAAAAGCGGCTGAAGCCGATATGACTAAAAAAGACGAAATAGATAACCCTCAAGACGATCTTGCAAAAGAAGAAGTTAAAGAAGAGGGACAGGACACTTCTATCGAGAAGAATGTCAATGATAAAGAATTACCTGATGCAGAGAAAGAAACTATTGCTAATAAACAAGCTGCTGCTCCAACAGCTGAGCCTGACAAAAATGAAACAGGTGCAGAGCCGATGAAAGATGTCGGTGGTGATAAAGAAAATAATGCATCAGACGCTAGTGCAGAAGTAGAAGCTGACAAACCTGCACACGATCAAGAATCAGATCCAATCACTACTCCTATGAAAGACGAATCAGATCCTAAGAAAAAAGTATCTGAGATGAAAAAAGACGACATGGAAGAAGAAGAAGATGAGCCAAAAGAAATGAAGAAAGACATGGATGAAATGGCGTCTAAAGAAAAAGAAGAAGAGTTAAAAGGAGACCAAAAGAAATTAGATAAAGATGGCGATGGTGACATTGATGCTAGTGATTTAGCTAAAGTCCGTAAAGATGGTGCTAAAGAAGAAGTAAAAGAAATGTCTCACGCTGATGACGAGAAAAAAGAAGAAGAAGAAAAAGAAGAAGAAGTTTCTGAAATGAAGAAAGACATGGACGAAGACGAGAAAGAAGTCGAAGTCGATGAGATGATGTCTGATAAGAAAAAAGACGAAATGGCTAAGGATCCTGAAGAAATGGCTAAGAAGAAAGATGAAATGGCCAAGAAAGATATGGATGAAATGGCTAAGAAAGACATGGACGAAGACGAGAAAGAAGTAGAGCCTCAAAAAGAAATGAAAAAAGATATGGATGAGGAAAAACAAGATACTTCTATTGAGAAAGATGCTAATGATAAGCAACTTCCTGATCAAGATAAAGAAACTCTAGACATGTCTAAAGGAGATAATGATTCTCCTAAAGCTGAAGCGGACAAAGGTCCACACGATCAAGAGTCTGACCCTATTGAAACTCCAATGAAAGATAATTCTGATCCTAAATCTAAAGTATCTGAAATGAAAAAAGATATGGACGAGATGGAAGATGAAGAAGAAG